ATGTTGCCGCTATTGTTGAAACTATTGCACTAAAAAAAGCAAGGGAACAATCGCAGGATTTAGAAGATAAGGTACAAAAGATAAATGAATTACAGGAAAGTGCAAACCGAGACAAAGCAGAGGCGCAGCTTATGCAGCTACACCCAGACTTTTCAGAAATTCGTGGGTCAGATGATTTTCACGACTGGGCGGAAGAGCAGCCTAGTTGGGTACAGAACTCTTTGTATGAAAATGACACCGACGCTTACTCTGCTGCCCGTGCTATTGACCTGTACAAAGCAGATAGGAATTTAACTGGTAGTACTAAAGCTAAGTCTACCGATAATTCGGAAGCGGCTAAATCAGTAAACACTCGTGCTTCTCGTAGTAAGCCGCAATCAGAAAATACATCAGGAATGATTAAAGAATCTGATGTAGATCAAATGTCTTCTCAAGAGTATGAAAATAATGAGAAGGAAATTATGGAATCTATAAGAAATGGTAAATTTATTTACGATGTGTCGGGTTCAGCGCGTTAAATGCTTGACTTTTGTGCATAAATTTATATAACTATATAAACGACATGACCCCCCTATTTGGGCAACTCATATACTAATTAGCAACTACAGTATTCTTAACGATTTACCTAATTAAGTATAGGCCCATAGTATATATTTATTGCAATACTTATACACTATGCACCCTAAAAAAATTAGCCGCGATGAGAAGACAGTAAGTTAGCGTCTGTTTTACGTGAAAGGATAATACAATGGCTTTTCAACGTGCAGCGGGGTATAACAGTTTACCGAATGGTAATTTTAGCCCCGTAATTTATTCCAAACAGACCCAGCTTGCTTTTCGCAAGAGTTCTGTTGTGGAAGATATCACCAATAATGATTACTTTGGTGAGATCGCCAATTTCGGTGATACCGTTCGTATCATCAAAGAGCCTGAGATCACGGTTAAAGAGTATGCTCGTGGTGCTCAGATTTCTCCTCAAGACCTTGATGACGAAGATTTTAGTCTTGTCGTAGACAAGTCCAACTACTTTGCCTTTAAGGTTGACGATATTGAAGAGGCACATTCTCATGTGAATTTTCAGTCGATGGCATCTGATCGTGCTGGCTATCGCCTCAAGGATCAGTATGACATGGAAGTACTCGGCTACCTTTCGGGGTTTGCTCAAGCTTCTCTCAGTGCTATTGCCAGTACCGCTAATACTACGGTTTCTGGTACGAAAGCTGTTTCGACTGCCGGTTCAGATGAACTGCTTTCTTCAATGCAGCTAAAGAAGGGCGACTTCGGTAGTATTACTACCACGTCAGCCGGTACGCATTCGATTCCGATTGCGGCTCGTCTGCCGGGTGCTAGTGCTCTCCCAACTGCGACTGCATCTCCTAACATGGTTGTAGCGAGGATGTCTCGTCTTCTTGACACTCAGTTTGTGGACAAGGACGGGCGTTGGCTTGTTGTTTCTCCTCACTTCATGGAAGTTCTAATGGATGAAGATTCGCGTCTTCTCAATTCGGATTTTGGTGAAGCGGGTGCTATTCGCAACGGCTTAGCTCTTAACAACCTATACGGCTTCAAGGTTTATGTTTCCAACAATCTTCCTTCTGTTGGTACTGGTCCCGGTACGAGTGGTACTGCGAATCAGAACTCCAACTTTGGTTTGATTGTTAGTGGACATTCTGCGGCTGTAGCGACGGCAAGTCAGATTACGAAGACTGAATCTTATCGTGATCCTGACAGTTTTGCTGATATTGTTCGTGGTATGCATCTTTATGGTCGCAAGATTTTGCGCCCAGAAGCGATTGCTACTGCTAAATTTAACGTAGCATAGGGGGGTAGGACAATGGCAACTTTTGACATGACAGCCAAAGCTACCACTGGCGTGAGTGCTAGCTCTAGTGCTATTAACCAAGCAGATCGTGCTGGACAGAATATGCGTATGGTTGAAGCTGTTCTGGACATGGACGCTCTAACTGCTGACGGTTATAGTTGTACGGATGGTGACATCTTTCAACTGCTAGAACTTCCTGTAAACACATTTGTTATGTTTGCGGGTGCGGAAGTTCTGAAAGCTTTTGATGGCTCTTCGCCTACGGTTGATATTGACTTTGCGGCTGGTGACGACATCATTGATGGCGGTGACGTTACTTCAACGGGTATTCTCGCTGAAGGAACTAACGGTCAATCCAATGACGTTATTACTGGGGCGGATTCTTTATTTGAAGCTTTTATAACCACTGTAGATACAATTGACGTTAAGTTGATTGCTGGCTCTGCAGATGTTACATCAGGCAGGTTGCGCGTTTATGCTTGCTGCATTGACTGTAATGGTCACGCTGAAGATACTGACGAAGTTGATCGTGATCAGCTTGCGTAGTAGGTAATAAAGAGTGGGGAGGGTTACTACGAATGCTCTCCCCACTACTTTTATAGAAAAGAGAGTACATGGCAAATTCATTTCTAACATACACCAATGATGTACTAGCTAAGTTAAATGAAGTACAACTTACTTCGACAGACTTTACAGATGCTCGTGGTATTCAAATACAGGCAAAAAATGCGGTCAACCAAGCGATTCGTTACATTAATCAACGAGAGTTTTGTTGGCCTTTTAATGCTGAAGAAGAAAGTAAAACACTTACTGCCGGTGTTGTTAAGTATTCTTTACCTTCAAATACAAAGCATATAGACTATGCAACATTTAGAATACGAAAAAGTGAAACGTTTGGTAATGCAGCTAGGCATCTTTCGTATCTAGATTACAAAGAATATCTGCATTATTTTATACGACAAGAAGACGATACAGTAACAACTACATTAACTAGCAGTGTTGATGATGATGATACAACTATTCCTGTATCAAGTACTTCATCTTTTGATTCAACAGGAACTATTATTATAGACTCTGAAACTATAACATACACAGGTACAAGCTCTACAACTTTTACAGGGGCTACTAGAGGAGCGGAAAGCACAACTGCAGCTAGTCATTCTAGTGCTGCTACAGTAGCACAGATTGATGCAGGAGGAACACCCACACATGTATTTAGACATCCCGATAATACATATGGGTTATGGCCGTTTCCTGATAAAGCATACACTTTAAGTTTTGATTATTTTACCTTTCCGAGTTCTGATCTATCTGCTCACGGAGATACTACTACAATTCCAGATAGGTTTGGTCATATTATTGTAGATGGGGCAGTATCATACGTATATTTATATCGTAGTGAAGTTCCTTTGTATGAGCGCACGTTTGCACTTTTTACTGAGGGCATTAAAAATATGCAAACTTTACTTATTAATCGTTACGATTATGTTAGGTCTACGTATATTCCCAGAGCAGGTGGCACTGCTTATATAAATTCGGCATCTTTTTAACATAGGAGAAAATACATGACGCAGATACCACAAGGAAATAATATGTTCTGGGATGTGCAGTCGGCTGTAACTGTGGCCTCGACTGCAGCCGGAACTAATGTTTCAAACTATAATTTAGCAACAATGCATCTAGACGGTGAAATTTATGTTAACTTTGGTGCTTCTAGCACGGCTGCTATTAGTACCGCTAATGATGTTAAACTAGCTGCTGGTTTACATTCTCTTACTGTGCCTAAACAGGCTGGTAATTCTCAATATCTGAATTACCAACGAGTAGGAGGTACAGATGTAACAATGCGGCTAGTGCTGTCATAGGAGCAAACGTATGTCACTACTTAATGGACTTATAAATGAAAATGTCGATAGGCATACTACCGACATTATAACTCTAACTGCTACAGCTTCAATTACTTCGGCTGCTCATGCTGGTAGAACACTTCTTATGGGCGAAGTTGGTGGGGATGCTGCAGCTACTTTTACTCTACCTGCTGCTACAGGTACTGGCAGCATATTTAAATTTGTTGTTTCTGTTGTAAATACTTCTAACTATTTAGTTAAAGTAGCAGATGCAACGGACACCATCGATGGTCAGATTATGATTACTGATGCGGATGGAACAGCGGCTACTTCATTTGTAACTGCTGCTACATCTGATACCATTACGTTAAATGGTTCGACTTCAGGTGGGGGTGCGATAGGTGATTATGTTGAATTAATTGACATAGCATCTAATCAATACGCAGTAAGCGGCATGGTAACTTGTGCTGCAGGTTCTAATATTGCAACTATGTTTAGTGCCACTGTATCATAATATTTAGCTAAGAAAGGAATTAAAAAATGGCTAGTTTTAAAATGACACAAGGTGTATCTCGTGTCCCTGAAGATGTTTTTGTTGAAGATGGTATGACTGTGACTTCAGGAGGTCTTACCGTTACTGCTGGTGGTCTAACGGTCACTGCTGGTACGACTACTCTTGGAGGATCGTTTGTACGAGATGTAGTAACTCTTACTGCAACTGATGCAATTACGCAAGCAGAACATGCAGGTCGTATTCTTCTTATGGGAGAAGTCGGCGGTGATGCGGCAGCTACGTTTACTCTGCCAGCGGCTACGGGTTCAGGAGATGAGTATAAGTTTATTGTATCGGTTGTGAATACGTCTAACTATGTTATTAAGGTTGCTGACGCTACGGATACGATTGATGGTTCAGTGATTGTTACAAATGATAGTTCGGCTGGTGGAACGGCTTCAGTTATTTCATGGCCTACTGTTGCTGCTTCAGATACTATTACTCTTGATGGTACGACTACGGGCGGTGTGCAGATAGGTGACTATGTTCTTCTAACTGACATTGCGACTAACCAGTACACGGTTAGTGGCTTGCTTAATGCTTCGGGTACGGAAGCTACTCCGTTTAGTGCTTCGGTATCGTAAGCACGAATTATGCATAAAGGCTTGCTCATCTACGTATTAGTAAATAGGTGAGCAAGCACTTTATGATTTTAGTAAAAAGGTTATGACATGGCTGTAAGATTAAAAAATGCTGCTTCAGCTTTGTCAAACACTAATTTAACTACAGTGTATACCTGCCCTACTAATTTTACTGCAACTATACGAGAAGTATTTGTAACAAATGTAGATGGTAGTAGTGCTGCAGATATAACATTAAAGTATACAGATACTTCAGCAAGTGCTACTTTTGATTTGGTGAGTACAAAAAGTGTAGCAGCAGATAGTTATCTTCGTTTAGAAAATGCTAACATTATACTAGAAGCAGGGGATATTTTTAAGGCACAAGCTTCTGCTGCAGATGACTTAACTGTTTCTCTTTTCATAGCAGAA